CCCAATCTCACATGTGTCCAAGTTTTGGGGGGGGTGGGTTAAATTAATAAATAAGAAGTAAAATATAATGGGAAAGCGAGGAACAAAGCCATTACCAATAAACATGAAGGTTATAAAGGGAACTTTACGACCAAGCCGTCAATTAAAAAATGAGACAAAAGCAGAACTGTTAAATCAAGCCCCAAAAGCCCCGGATTGGATTTGTAAAGAAGGGTTAATTGAGTGGGGTTCTCAGGTGGGCGCACTGGTTAATACAGTTATAAGTGAGCGAGATTTGTCAATGTTTGCCATGTACTGCCATAGTTGGGGTAAGTTTATTGAGCTAACAAGGGAAATTGCAATACATGGTGAAACTTCAATAGGTGAAAAAGGTGTTGAGTATGAGCATCCACGTTCATATTTAGCTGAAAGACATAGAAAAGCTGCCTTACAAGTTGCTGCACATTTCGGATTAACACCAAGTTCACGAACAGGAATTAGCACACTTGAAAAGAAAGTTGTTGACCAATTTGAGGAAGATTTAAAAAAGGCAAGATGATTTTATATGAATTGCAGTAATTTTCAATAAACCCCTGCAATTTTATTACTTTAAGTTATATAAGTAGAAGTTTTTACAAGTATTAATGGCTAAAAATAAACTCACCCCTTACGATCAATATGCAACCGATGTAATTTCAGGTAAAAAACTCGCCTGTAAATGGGAAATATTGGCGTGTGAGCGATATTTTAACGACCTAAAAAATCAAAAAGAGTTCTATTTCGATGCTTTCCAGGCACAAATAAGGATAGATTTCATCCAAAGATTATCGTTTTCTAAAATGGAATGGGCTGGAAAACCTTTTTTATTGGAACCGTGGGAGCAATTTATCATTGCAAATATATTTGGTTGGCGAAAAATTAAAGATGATTCACGTAGATTTGAAGATGTGACTATTAATATCCCCCGAAAAAATGGTAAAACGGAATTAGCTGCTGCAATTGCTTTAGCTGTTGCCGGAGTTGACCCGATTGTGAATGGAGAAATTTACATGGCTGCCACAAGTTCTGATCAGGCAAGTATTTGTTTGAGAGCAGCTCAGAATATGGTTAAACTTTCATCTTTTGCTCAAAGAAGATTCGAGGTAACAGCTTACAGAGTTGTTACAAAAGGAACAGGGACTTTTATTCGGGCAGTATCTTCAGAGGGTGGAAAATCGGATGGTAAAGGTGCAAAGTGTGTTATTTTGGATGAAGAACACGAACAGCAAACAAATGAGCAACGCCAATCACTTAAAACAGGGATGGCATCAACGTTTAATCCTTTGTTTGTGTCAATTTCTACATCAGGAACTAACAGAAATTACCCATATTATACTCATATTTCAATCTGTAAAAAGATTTTAGAGGGGGTAAATACTGATGAAAATCATTTTATTATCATTTATACAATTGACGAAGGGGATGATTGGAACGATAGCAAGATATGGAGTAAAGCAAATCCGAACTATAATATCTCAATAAAGCCTAATTTCATTAAAAAACAGCATAACGAAACACTTTTAGAGCCATCAACACAGCCAAATTTCCTGACAAAGCACTTAAATATTTGGACAGATGCTCACACAACCTGGATAGATCACACAATTTGGATAGCCGGTAAACGTGAGATAAAACTTTCTGAATATTATGGTCGTGAATGTTGGTGTGGTTTGGATTTGGCAAGTTCAATGGATTTTACAGCACTTGCAATTATGATCCCTGACGGAGAAAATATGAATCTGTTTTATAAGTTTTGGATCCCGGAACAAATGGCTGATAAAAGAGCAAAACGGGACCAGCTTAATTTTAGAGAATGGGCGAGGCAAGGTTATATTACCTTAACCGATGGAAACGTAACAGATTATGATGTTGTACAAAGGGATATTGTTGAACTTTCAAAAAACTTCAATATAAAAAAAATTGGTTATGATGACAGGAATGCATCGCAGTTGATTACAAATCTTCAAAACGAAAATGTGACGATGGAGGTGTATTCTCAAAATATTACTTCAATGTCACCAACAATAAAAATATTTGAAAGATCTGTGCATGATTTTAAAGTTTTCCATGATGGAAACCCGGTCATGTCATGGATGGTTGGAAATGCTCTTTTAGTTCGTGATGGAAACGACAATAAAAGAATCGATCGAGGCAAGTCAACAGACAAAGTGGACGGAGTTTTAGCGACAATGGATGCAGTAGGTGTTTATAATAGGGATATGGCAAATGAAGAACAATATTTTGTAGGATGAGAGCAACAAAAGCAACAATAAAAAAAGATGATCAGCAAACTGGGCAAGTTGAAAAACCAACTGAGCCAACTATCACAAACTTTTTAAATAAGAAAGGATATTTTGATAGGCATTTTTATTTATGCAAATTTTTTAAAACCCAGCAAGATGCTTTCGATAAAGTTGAAGAAGAGTATCAGGAAATTGCCAAAAAATTCAAGTTAGATAAAAAAACAATGTTCACTTGTTACGAAAGTTTCCGCAATGCAAAATCTAATTATTATTCTGTTCGTTTAAATCGAAAATAAAATTGTAACTCTTCTATTACATAATTAAATTTAAAAGTTGCAAAAATTTGTTGTGCAAAAAGCATGGCAAATTTAATTTCGAGAGCAATCAATAAATTAGGTTCTGAAGTCTATAAAAGGACGGCAGGTTTCATGTTTACAAATTTCGGCACCCCAATGTGGTCAAGCGTTGGAATGGGCAACCAAGCCAATGTTTTAGTAAATGCCGATACAGCCAATAAATTAAGTGCATTTTATTCATGTGTTCGTAATCTTTCAGAAGATACAGCGAAACTTCCTGCGAGAATTTATCGAGTTGATAAAACCGGAAATAAAACCGAGTTAAGAAATCATGCAGCATCAAAACTGCTTAATATTTCTCCGAATACTTTTTCAAATCCATTTACTTTAAGAGAACTTTTAATTGATAGAGCATTACGAAAAGGTGATGGTTTTGCTTTTATTGTTCGTGACCAAAACGCAACTCCAATTCAGATTTTATTTTTAGAATATGAAGTTGTTATTCCGGTTATTTCTCACGAAGGAGTTAAAAAACTTTTCTACATAATCAACGATCCTATCTTACAAATTTATGGAACTTATCCGAGCGAAGATGTTTTCCATTTACGAGGATTAGGCAATGCTTTCAGAGGTATGTCGGTTTTAAAATATGCTTCTGAATCCGTTGGAAAAGCTATTGCAACTCAAGACCATGCAGGAAAATATTACGGTTCAGGCGCAAGCATGACCGGACTATTAAAAATTGTTGGCGCAAAATCAGGCGATGATGCAACCGCAATTAAAAAGAACTTCATGAAGTCATATAAAGATGATGGAATTGGAGCTTTACAAGGTGCAGCAGAGTTTACAAAAATGGGTTTTAGTGCTGATGAATCTCAAATGTTGGGTTCGCAGGAATTTAATGTAAAAGATATGGCAAGGTGGTTCAGGATGCCACTTTCGAAACTTCAAACAAGCGAACAAATAACAAATATTGAGGCTTTAGCAATTGAATATGTTACTGATTGCCTTATGCCGTGGATAGTAAGATTTGAACAGGAAGTTCAGGCAAAATTATTTACTGAAGCCGAAAAAACTCAACTCGAATGTATCATAGATGTATCTGAATTATTGAGAGGTGATTCAGCCAGTCAGGAGCGCACACAAAAAACACTTTTCTATACTGGACAAGCTACAATTAATGAGTTGCGGGCAATGAATAACATGAATACAATTGGTGATTCCGGTAACTTCAGATTCCTTCCTGTAAATATGATTCCTGATAATTTAGTAAATGATTTTTGGGCTGCACAAGACGGAAAAGCAAATGGAAGTTTGAGCGCACCCGATTCAACAGGCTCAGGAAATGGTGATATAAAAGCAAAGTCAAAAAGACTAAAGCAACTCACATCAGAAATGATTGAGTTAGCGCAAATAATTGATAACGATGAGTAAAGAAGCAATTGAACGTAGAAAAATAGCAGGAACAGTAAAGATTGCTGTTCGCTCTGCTGATGGAGTTACCGAAACAGGTCGCACAATTGAAGGGTATGCTGCTGTGTTTGGTGCAAGTTACGAAATGTTTGAAGATTATACCGAAACAATCGCACCTGGAGCATTTGATGAAACAGATATGAGTGATGTGGTTGCTCTTTATAATCATAATTCAGAATCATTGCCACTTGCGCGAGCAACCGAAGGCAAAGGAACATTAAGTTTACTGGTTGATGATCACGGATTAAAATTCTCATTTGAAGCACCGGAAACAAGCGAGGGAAACGATTTGCTTGTTTCGATTAAGCGTGGAGATATTCAAGGCTGCTCGTTTGCTTTCACAGTAGCAGAGCAAACAATAGTTGACAACGAAACTACGAATGAGTGCGTAAGGACTATTAATAAAATCGGCAAATTGTACGATGTAGGGCCGGTTATGTTCCCTGCTTACGATGCAACAGAAGTTGAAGTTTACAAAAGAAGTATTGATGCTGCAAAGCCGGTAAAAGAAACAAAATCAAAAGTATTAGAAACGTATTTCCAAGAATTGGAACTTAAATTAAATCATAAATGAAATCAGTAAAACAATTAAAGGAGGAACGCAACGCAAAATTTGACGAAGCCTCTACATTGCTAACTTTAGCAAAAACAGAAACAAGAGAATTTACAGCAGAGGAAAACACAAAATTTACTGCCTTAAATTCGGAAGTAACCCGATTTGATTCGGAAATCGAAGCCGCTGAAACTCGTGAGAAATTCGAGGCACGTATGGCAGGCGCAAATGGAATTACAGTTCCCTCAACTGAAAAACCCGAAAACAGAGAAAAAGGAAAGTTCTCAATCGGTAAACTTGCCAAAGAATTAACAACTCGTGGTATTAATGGAATTACAGGGCTTGAAAAAGAAATGGTTGATGAATCAGCAGAGGAAGCTCGTAGTTTAGGCGTTGCAACCGATAAAATTTATTTGTCGAATGATATTATGGACATTGCCCATAAACGTTCTACATCTGGACAATCAGCAGGAACAGCGGGATTAGGTGGAAATTTAATTCCAACTGAAAAAGTAGGTTTCTTTGATGCTCTTTGGGCTTTAATGGTTCTCGACAAACTTGGTGTGCAAAAATTAACCGGACTTTCTGCAAACACAGATTTGAACGGATGGGATGCTCAACCAGTAGCATATTGGGCAGCAGAAAACGGTCAACAAACAATCACTGATGCAACAATTGCCAACAGAATTTTACGTCCTAAATTATTAGGAAGTGCAGTTGACATTTCAATGTTGCTTCGCATTCAAACAAACGCAAGTGTTGATGCTTACTTCCTCGATGGAATGATGAAAGCAATGGCAATCGCTTTTGAAAACGCTGTTATCAATGGTGACGGATCGAACAAACCAACAGGAATTTTGGGGACATCAGGAATACAAAATGTTGCAATCGGAACAAATGGCGGTGCACCAACTTATGCAAAAGTATTGGAGTTAATCACCTCAGTATTGAACGCAAATGCAAGTGAAGCAAACTGTAAGTTCTTAACGAATTTCAAAGTTCGTGGAAAGTTAAAACAACTTCCAATTGATGCAGGTTCGGGTGCAATGATCATGTCGTACATGAAATATTTTGCGGGTGAATCAAATGTGATTGACGGATTTGACACACTTTGCACATCAAATGTGCCAAGCACATTAACAAAAGGTTCATCAGGTGCAGTTTGTTCACCTTTGATTTTTGGGGATTTCTCACAAGTTACAACTGCTCAATTTGGAGGCGTGTTGCTTTCAGTTGATGAAGTATCGGCTGCAATGCGTAGAATTGGTAAATACGCATTAACTATCAATATGTATGTTGATTCGGCAATCAAACAGCCGGCTGCTTTGGGCTCAATTCTTGACCTAACAACTACCTAATAACTATTTGTCGTAGTAAGATTAGTTTCATAGTTTATACCTCCTCGATTTCGGTCGGGGAGGTTTTAAAAACAAAAAACCATGACAATAAAATTTATAAAAGGAACAGCCGGAATTGGATTAGGATATTCAGCCGGTGATACAGCTTCACATTTTTCAGATGTGGAGGCAAATGAGTTAATCGAAAGCGGTTTTGCTGTTGAAGAAATCGAAAAAAAATCGGTGGTTAATCCTGAAATCGAGGAAGCGGTAAAAGAAATCGTTGCTGAAATTCCTGAAACGGAAATCATTGCTGAAATTCCTGAAACGGAAATCGTTGCTGAAATTCCTGAAACGGAAATCGTTGCTGAAAATGCAGACGAAAAGAAAACCGAAGAAATCGAGGAAGCAATAGATTTCAGAAACGCAAAAAAGTAATTGGGAACATATAAACTCATAGTTCAACCAACACAAGAGCCAATATCCTTAACCGAGGCAAAGGCACAATTGCGTATAATTGAGCAGGAAACGTATGATGATGCTTATATAACAGCATTAATTATGTCGGCTCGTATTCAGGTTGAAAGTATGACATTTAGAAGCCTTTGCCCGCAGCAATGGCAATATGTTTTAGATTATACCGACCTTAACAAATTCAATGGCTCGTACAATACAAATGTGCGTGATTACGGAAATAATGTTCAGGTTATTGAACTTGAAAAATGTCCGATAATTTCAGTTGATTCAATTCAATATTATGATGTGAACAATGCGCTACAAACGCTTTCTCCTTCATTTTATCAGGTTGATTTGATTAAGGAGCCGGCAAGAGTATTGTTAATTTCAATTCCAAATTGCTATAACAAACTCAATACTTTTATCATAAATTTTACAGCCGGTTATTCTCGCACTTACGCAAATCCAGTACTTGCAAATTCGGTAGATTTAACAACTAATATAATTACATCAATAGCTCACGGGTTACGAAATTCAAATATTATCAATTTTACTGATTTAGGAACAGTTACAGGAATTGCACTTGCAACCGATTACTATATCATAAACAGAACAGATAATACTTATCAAATTGCAGCAACATTAAACGGAACAGCAATTGATTTAACAGGGGTAAATACAACGCCTCCAACTTATCAAAACCAACAAATTTTATCAATTCCTGAACCGATAAAATCAGCAATGAAAGTTATTATTTCTGATTTATACACTAATCGTGAAACTGTTGTTACATCACGTTTAACGGAACTAAAAACGATTGAAAATATATTAAATTATTATACATTAAACTGGCACGTGCCTAACTAATATGAGCGCAAAAACAATTCCTTACAGATCAGTTGCGGTAACACCGAGCGACACTCTTTATATTACCGATAAAAATAGAACTCCGGTTAGTGATGTGGCTATTGGAATGACATCTTTTGCAAGTGATATTATTACAAAAGTTGCTCACGGTTTTTCGGAAGGTGATATAGTTACACCTACCAATGCAGGAACAACAAATTTAGTTGTTGGGACAAAGTATTATGTTCTTCATTTATCGGCAGACACCTTTAGTTTATCAGAAACTTTAGGAGGTGCGGCTTTTGCTTTAGGGGCAACATTAACAACACCACCAGTGTTACAAAGAACATCAACTTTAGGAAGTTCTCATGTTGTTACAGGTTCATTATTCTGTGGTGGAGCTGGCGTTGTAGTTTGTTTGCCTGAAGGACATTTGGACACAAACGATGCAAATCCTTGTATCGGAGGAGCGCAATCATTCACGGTCGTTGCAGGTCAATACCTAGTTGGACACTTCAAAAAAGTGTTTACAACCGGAACAACAGCAACATTAATTCAATGCCAATACGAATAATATGTTAGCAAGCGGTTCATACGATAGAGTTTTAACATTAAATTCTAAGTCGGATTCACAAGATCCAACGACAGGATTAATTACAACCACATTTAATATTGTGGCTGCAAATATTCCTTGTAGAGTTGTTCCGAGTGGAGGCAATGAAGTTTTTAATGAGAACCAACGTGTGGCATTAAATAATAAAACATTTGCAATCAGGTTCACAAGGTCATTCGCACCAAGTGAAGGGATGCAAATTGTGTATTTGGGGTCAACTTTTAATATTCAAAATGTTTATGAAGTTGGTCGTAGAGAAGAATGGATGATAACAGCAGTTTCAAAAGATAATGTATGAACTTATTTAGTGCAATATTCGGTATTTTAAAAAATAATTCAGCAGTAGCAGCTATTGTTTACGATGGAACTATTTATAAAATTTTTGATTTAAAAATAAGTCAAACATCTACTGCTCCATTCATTGCAATTAACGAAGTTACAGCAACAGCAAATCCGACCAAAAGCGGACCATCAACAACCGATGTTTATGTAATGAAAATATCTGTAATAGCTCAAACGCAAACTCAGGCAAAAGATTTAGCGGAAAAGGTGAGGTTGGCAATTGATGGTTATTCAGGAACCATAAACGGAGTAAATATTCAGTCGTGTTGGTTTGATTCTGAAAGCCCGATTTGGGATGATACTTCATTTTTAACAGGTGGAGAAAATATTAGTCATGATTATAATTTTAGAATTTTAAGGTAAAAAGGAACTTTTAAAATGGCAACAGGAGCAGTAAAAGACGGAACAACAATATTACTATCGGTAAACGGTCAAAAGGTGGCTATGCTTACTAAGAACGATGAATCGTACAATACAGCAATGCGTGATGTTACCTGTAAAGAATCTTTGGGTGATGCTGAATTTTTACCCGGACTTCGTTCGATGGATATGACTTGTGATGGTTTGTTTTTTGAACAATCGAAAAACCATTTAGCACATGCCGAAGGTTTTGATCAGTCAATTTGGGTAAAAGATACAGGAGTAATTATTACAGCAAACAATGCACCTGCACCAAGTCCTTATAATAGAAAAACCGTTGATTTAGCGAACTTTAATGCAGGAGCATTTTTAAAACAAACTTGTCCTGTTTCATTCGGAGCAGGGGTTGATGTTGATTTTTCAATTTGGGTGATGAATGCCGGAGCCGGAACTATTACAATTGAGATAGGTGACAACACATCTTCGACAATTTCAGCACCGATAGTTCTTACTGCTACACTTACAAGATATGATGTTACCTATCATACTGTGACAGGGATTAATACTTATGTAAAAATCAACAAGGGAACGGCACCGACTGTAAGTTTATTTGGCGCAATGATAGAACTTGAAACTGTGGCAACTTCATATTTTCCAAGTGGATTAAAGTTCACCGATTTATTAACATTACAACAAGCCGGAACAAAGATACCTTGTATAATTTCAAGTTTTGTAGCCGGAGAATTAACCGACAGCGTGAATGCTTATATCACAAATTTAAAGAAAACAAATAACCAAAATGCAAACGTAACTTTCTCTTGTACCTTAAAAGCAACAGGAATAAATACACTAACAACAGTATAAATTTAACTAAAAAAATAAGACAATGGCAGTAACAGTAGGAGTAATAGACGGCAGAATTATACAGCTATCAATAGCTGGTTCTGTAATCGCAAATTTAATATCGCATGACGAAAGTTTCAACTCGGCAATGCGTGATATCACAACTAAAGATTCGGCAGGGGATGCAGAATTTGCACCCGGATTAAGAAGTTATGACCTTTCAGGAAAACTTTATTTTGTAGAAGGCGCAACAAAAGGTTTCTCGGCAATGCTAACAGCACAACAAGCCGGAACAAAATTGGCAATGATAAGCGCATCGACAAATGTAGGTGATGTAAAGATCACTTATCAGGCTTATATCAAATCGATCAAAAAAACCAATCCGCAAAATGCAAACTCTGAAATTGATGTGAATTTTCAGATCACCGGAGCGATTGCAATCGGAACAGTATAATATTTCCATCTGAGCTGTGGATGCCCCCGAAAACAATTCCATGTCGTAAAGGGGTATCCGCTGCAAGATATTTTTAAACAATTAATCACAGCAAAAGTGGCAACAGAAAATCAAATCAAAGAAATCTCAGAGGTAATCCTGAACGGTCAATCCTTAAAATTAAAAGTTAATTTTTTGGCAATTAAAAACTATTTAAAAGAAGGTGAAAATCTTTTTGAAAAAATAGGAGTTCAAACTCCCGATGCAACTTTAGAAAAATTGAAATGTGCGTTGATCGCAGGCGGTAATTCTGATGTTACCGATCAAATGTGCATGGATATTATTGATGAAACACCAAGTGTTTACGGTAATATCACTAAAACATTTTCGACTTACGCAAGCAAATTTTATTCAATTACTGAAGTGGGAAACTTGCCAGTCGCTCAGGGCGACAACGAACTGGAGAAGAACTGATAGATGATTTTGAGGCTGTTTGTTTTGGAGTTTTAAACCTTAGTCAAGAAGGAACAGACAACCTCGATTTAAATTTCATTTATCAAAAACATCGGGGTATTCAATTTAGAGTTGAACGTGAAGCAAGGTTAGAATGGGAAATTGCAAGGAAGAATGTTTTTTGGTCGAGAGTAGAATTAAAAACGGGCAGAATTACACCAAAAGATATTGAGATGTTTCCATGGGAACAGGAACTTGAAGAAACAGATTTAAGCGAGGAAGAACAAAAAAGATTAAAAGAAATATTTGATAATTTATAAATGGCATTAGTAGGAGGAAATTACGGTAAATCATGGATTAATTCAAACTCATCGGATTTCGATAAGTTTTTGAATGATTTTGGCAATCAGTTAAATTCTCTTTCTCAAAATGCAGTTTCCGACCCTCAATTTAAAAAAGCATTACAAAATGGGGCGGATATTTTAAAAACTTCTTTACAATCAAATTACCTCAGAGCAGACCCGACAGGAATGGGCGGTAAAGTAAGTATTAATGTAAATATATTTCCAACCCGCAAAACCACTAAATCAAGATTCTATTACATAATTGGTCCCGATTACAAAACTTCGAAAGGTTGGCAAGTATGGCATTTGTTGAATTATGGTTTTGTTCATGCTTTAGGGAAAGTAACATTATCAAAAACAGGAAAGGTTACTACCCGAACAAAAGCAGGGGGAACAACTACTGTTGTAAAAGGTAAATATTTTTTACAAAACACAATGTCACGATCAGGTCAACGAGCATTAGAGGCTGTTGAATTTGATGTAATTAATTATTTAAAAAAGAATTTGTCTAAATATTTATCTGTATGAGCAATAATTCGGCAAATCTTATATTAGGTGCAGATACCGTTGGTTTACAACAAGGGTTAAGCGATGCGGCTAAAGCTGCAAATGTTGCCGGGCAACAAATAAAAGCATCAACCGAGCAAATGGCATCTTCTACTGAAAAAACTGAAGTTGCTACTATGGGTTTGGTGCAGGCTCACAGAAGAGCTGCAAAAGAGGCACAAATACTTGCGCAAAATACAGGCGTTTATTCAGAAGAAACACGCAAGGCAACAATATATGCAGCAAAGTTAGGTCATGAATTGGAGGTTATGAGAATGGCTGAGGCGACTTATAGACCCGGAGGAGGTGCAGAATTAATGGGTAAATCATTATCCACTTTTACAAGGGCGGCAGGTGGAGCAGCAGCAGGGATGGCATTACTTGGAGTTGAAGACGACAAAGTTTTAAAAACTATGATGAAACTTCAATCAATAATGATGTTGTCAGAAGGTATTAAGGCGGTTGGGGAATTGAAAAAAGCATACATTGAGATGGGTATTGTTATGCAGGCACAGGTACTTCCTGCAATAAAAGGTATGACAGCTGCTTTGTTGGCA